CTCACCTATATGTGTAGTTACCGAACGACCAATTCAAACCAACTACATTGAGGTTCCTCAAATAACTTCAGAAATTTTAAAAAAAACACGGTAAAGAAATGGCAAATTCAAAATTGTTAAAAGAAGCAATTGCTGATGCCAAAGCTGTAAGGGAAACCGCTATCGCTAACGCTAAAATCGCATTAGAGGAAGCTTTTACTCCACGTTTACAATCTATCCTATCAAGAAAGCTACAAGCTGAAATGGAAGGTGAAGAAGAAGAAACTATGGAAGAAGAGATGGACTCAATGGATTTAAACTTAGGTGATGACGAAGAACAAGCTGCTGAGGTAAGCAATGAAGAAGAAGAGGCTACTGACGTTGTTGAAGAAGAAGAGGAAATGGAAATGGACTCAGAAGATTCAATGGAAGAAGCTGAAGGTTCTGTTGAGGACCCAACTAACGCTGATGACGCATCAATATCTGAAGAAGATGAGATGGGTGAAGATGAGTTAGATTTGGAATCTATCATCAGAGAATTGGAAATGGGTATGGACTCTGAAGAAGAAGTATCTGAAGAAGAAGAAATGGAAGCTCCCGAAATGGAGATGGAAGAAGAAGAAGAAATGGAAGCTGAACCAGCAATGGAAGAGGAAGAAATGGAAGCTGATGATGAAATCGACTTAGAGGAAATCCTAAGAGAAATGGGATACGGAGATGATGAAGAAGAAGTAAACGAAGAAGAAGAAGTTGCTGACAACTCTGCAGAATTAGAAGCAGAATTAGAAGAAGCTTATTCAGTAATCAAAAAACTTCAATCTACTATCAACGAAGTAAACTTGTTAAACGCAAAATTACTATACGCTAACAAATTGTTCAGAGGTTATAACTTAACTAACGAACAAAAAGGTAAAGTTGTAGAAAATCTTGACAGAACAACATCTGTAAGAGAAGTAAAATTAGTTTTCGCAACGTTATCAGAATCAATGAATTTTACAGGTACTGAAAGAAAAGCTAAAAGAGCAATCGCTGAAAGCGTAGCATCTAAGCCAACTCGTTCAACTGCACCTAAGAAAGAAATTATTTCTGAGAACACAAATGAAATGGCTGCAAGATTCAAAGAACTTGCTAACATTAAATAATTTATTCATTAACAACAAACATTAAAAAAGAAAAATAAAATGGCAAATTTCGATTTATCTAAGTTAATGGAAGGAAAGAACCCACAATCGGTTATGTTGAACGAAACTCGTCAACTTAAATCAAAATGGGAAAGAACTGGACTTCTTGAAGGCTTAAAGACAAAAGACCAAAGTGCAATGGCTGTACTTTTGGAAAACCAAGCAAAACAATTGCTTGATGAAGCAACACAAACTGGTGTTGGTGCAAACTCTGAAGAGTGGAGCGGTGTAGCTTTACCTTTAGTAAGAAGAATCTTCGGTGAGATTGCTTCTAAAGAATTCGTTAGTGTACAACCTATGAACTTACCTTCTGGACTTGTATTCTATTTGGATTTCAAATACGGAACTACCAAAGGTGGTAAAACAACTGGTGCTGCTGGTTCATCTCTATTCGGAGGTAACGGTGCTATCTCTGATGCTGGTGCTGGATTCGGTACTACGGCAGTAGCTGAAAATGGTTTATATGGTGAAGGTGCATTCGGATACACTGTAAACGAAGTAACTGCTTCTTTCGCTGCATCTGCACAAGGATTCACTTCAGCTTCTTGGGCTGATGTAGGATTCGTATCTGAACTTTCTGCTTCTGTAGCAGCTGGTGAAGTTATCAAAGTAACTGTTGCTGCACCATCACTTGCTGATGGAGATGCTGTACGTTCATTTAACATCTCTTCAACTGAAATCGCTTCTAACTTAAACCAATTCCATAGTGTTGTTGGTTCTAACTTAGTATTGATTGTATCTGGAGCAGCTGATTTAGGAACTGATGCTGGAAAAGGTAACCAAACTGCGTTATTGAAATACTCAGTAGTTCCTACTGATTACTCAAGAGGTGATTTTGAAGCTGGTAAAAACCCTGCAACTAGAACAATTGACCAGGATATCGAAATCCCAGAAGTTGATTTAGAATTGAAATCAGAGGCTATCGTTGCTAAGACTCGTAAGTTGAAAGCAGTATGGACTCCTGAATTGGCGCAAGACCTTAACGCTTACCACTCAATTGACGCTGAAGCTGAATTAACTTCTATGTTATCTGATTATATCTCTTTAGAGATTGATTTAGAAATCTTAGATATGTTAAAATCAAACGCTTTAACTACTGAGTATTGGTCAGCAACTATCGGTGAAGAGTATAACGCTTCAACTGGTGCTTGGTCTGGAGCAGCTACAGGTATGGCTTACCAAAAAAATACTTGGTTCCAAACTTTAGGTACTAAATTAAACAAAGTATCTAACAAAATTCACCAATTGACATTGAGAGGTGGAGCTAACTTC